GGCTGGCGGCGGGGGAGGAGTAGCCATGGCTATAGACCTCAAGGACGTGTCGTTCTCGTATCCCGGTGGCTTCGAGGCAAACAAACACCTGACTCTGCACATCGATGATGGCGAGCGTGTGGCAATAGTGGGCCAAAACGGTGCTGGCAAGACAACGGCCGTGAAGCTCATGAATGGTCTCAACAAGCCCAGTGAGGGCGACGTGCTGGTCGACGGCATGAACACTAGGGGACATACCACCGCCGAGGTCTCGAAAGTGGTGGGCTATGTGTTCCAGAATCCTGACGATCAGATCTTCAACCAGACCGTGGGCGATGAGATACGCTACATGCCCAATTACTATGGCCTGTCCGAGGACGAGACGAAGGTGCGGGTGGACAAGGCCGTGGAGCTCACGGGAGTTGGTGAGTACATGGACGTGAACCCTCTCGACATCCCGCTCTCCATCCGTAAATTCGTAGCAATCGCTGCCATCTTGGTTACGGAGCCCAAGTATCTGATTCTCGATGAGCCCACGGCAGGCCAGGACCTCAAGGGTACCCAGACGCTCGAGCGGCTCATGGATTACCTGGGCAAAGAGGGCATGGGCGTGATTACGATTACACATGATATGGAGTTTGTGGCGAGGAACTTTGACCGTGTGGTCGCCATGGCCCATGGCAATATCATCGCGGATGCGCCCGCACGCCAAATTTTCTGGGACGAAGGCGTGGTTGAGGAATCGCGCATCTCCAAGCCACAGATCGGCGAGGTTGCCAAGCAGCTGGGATTACCCGGCCAGGTACTCTTTCGGGATGAGCTGGTACAGGCGGTGCGGTAGGCATTGTGCGGGGTGATTGACCTAGGGGAAGTGTACTTGGCAGCCCTACGGTACAAATCCAGCCCCAGCGGCCATGAAACCGCAGGACAGAGGCTCAATTGTCTGAGCCTCTTACTGTTTTTTACTGCGAAAAATGATGTTGCCAGAAGCAAAATGGAAGCAAATAGAAGAATAAATCGTAAGCGTAAAAGTAAGACACGTCCGTAGACAACTCCGAGACTGTCCGCCCCGGCGGTGCGGGTTTAGTTTCCCCGTGCGGGGCCCGTGTCTCCATTGGCTTCGCGCCGTGGACTCGAACCACGATCTTGCGGGTCAGAGCCGCAGGTTCTGCCGTTGAACTAGCGCGAAATGTGGTATATTTTTCCATAGCCCCAGTGCGCCGGCCGCTGTGCCGGTTCCACGCTGGGGCTATTTTGTTTTCACTCTCAGCATCCTTCCGCTTTTATCAAGAAGCACGACCTCGTCAATGCAGAGAATCTCATCTTGTTTAAGCCCCTCATCGGGGTCGAGGGCAACGTCCAGGCCGGATACCATCTCGTCGAACGTCATCGGAGATCTGACGTTGCTGATGACCATGCGCGGACTCTGTGGTTTTAACGTCGAGTGGTCGTTCCCATAGAGATTGCTCTTTATCTGGTTCTTGATTGTCAGGTAGCCGTTTCCGCACGGGGCCTTGAATTCCCAGGTTGTACCATGAACCTCAGAGTCTGCGATCCTCTTTACAGAGGACGATTCCCTCATGTATACAGGGAATCCATTTTCCGAGAGCAGTATTGCCATCATTTCTTCATGAGGGCGTTTCGAGCGTATCTCATCCTTTAGCTGTTCCGTTTCATATGTGATTGCTGATGGCTTTCCGGAATACAGCCACATCGGG